GGTTAATATCTATCTCTATTCGCATTCCCAAAGTTAAACGGAATCCATCCGGAAAGGTTTCATTTTTTGTAACTTTGTTCGATTTTTTCCGTTTAATATATCATGAAAAAACTATCAGCAATCATCCTATCATTGTCGCTAACATCCTGTGCGACAATAACTTCAAACATGAAACAGGAAATCTACATCTCCGCCAAACCAGACCATGCCTCGGTTTATGTCGATGGGCAAAAAGTCGGTTCTGGTGATGTCGTGACCGATGTAAGACGCAATAAACGCCACACGATTACCGTAAAGGCTGATGGGTACGAAACTATCACGACTCGGACATATCGGCAAATCAGAGCCGGATACATGGTTGGCAATCTGGTAATGTGTGCCGTTCCGTATGTAAACATATTCGGACTACCGTCCCTAATCGTGGATGCATGTACCGGAGCGTGGTTCAAACAAGAAGAGGATTCATATTTTTTCGACTTAGACAAAAAATGAGCGATATCATCAACCATCCAGAACACTACAAAGGCCAGTCAATCGAAACCTTTGACATGATGCTACGCATCTATGGCCGACCGAACATGATAGCCTATTGTGAAATAAACGCATTCAAATACCGGATGCGTGCTGGCCTGAAAGGTGACGCATTGACCGATTTAGCCAAAGCCAACTGGTACGAAAACAAGGCCAGATGTTTGCGGGAGTTGGAATAAATCGTTATATTTGACCCCAAAACAGCAACTATGGCCAAGCGTCCACCAGTTAAGCCAGTAGGGTCAACCGCACCCCAAGCGGAAATAAAACGAGGCAGACCGACAATATACAGCGAAGAACTGATTGACCGGATTTGTTCGATTATAGCCACATCGGAAAAAGGTCTGCATACAATCGCTGACGAAGAGTGGTGTCCGTGCTATAATACTTTGTTTCGGTGGCTAAACGAATACCCCTCATTTTCGCACAAATACGCACAGGCGAAAGAATCTCAAAGCGATTTTATGGGCTTGCAGTTGCTCAAAATTGCGGACGATTCTTCCGGTGATGAGCAGGTTAGTCCGAATGGAAATCGAATCGAAAACAGGGAATTTACCAGTCGTTCAAAGTTGCGTGTAGAAACTCGAATGTGGCTGATGGAACGCCTTGCCCCGAAAAAGTACGGTAAGCAAGCGACAGAGCAAAAGGACGAAACGGCACTCGTTACACCACCGCCCAACATCACCGTGAACATCTCCAAAGAGGCAATCGACAAACTGAAATGACCGAAGCCGAAGCCATCGAATACCAGCGTTTTTTAGACCAAAAACTGGCCGAACTGATGGAACATTTCGATACGGTTCAAATCGTTGTGACACGCCACAATAAAGCGACTGACACGACTAATATGATGGCAAAGGGTGCGGGTAATATGTATGCCCGTGTGTGTTCGATGGAGGCGTGGCTTGACGATATTAAGATATGACTAAAAATGTATCAGTTCGGAGTTCCACACGCCAACCGCTTGGCGCAAATAATGAAAGTACGGGATGCGGACAACCCCGAAATCGAATGGGAATAGCCGAACTGGTACATTATGCCTGACCTAAACGAAGCCCAGCAAGTCGGGTACTATCTCACTCATTGCACCGATACGAAAGAGGTGCATTTCGTGACGGGCGTAGGTGTGGGCAAGACTTATTCGTTGGGTGCAATATCCATTCCGTTTTTATCCATTCCCGGCTCAAAAGGATTACTATGCGCTCCGACCGTACCGATGATGAAGAACTCAACGCTTCCGGGTGTGGAATCAGCGTGGCAGTCGTTCGGGTTGCGTCCGGAAGTGGATTATGTGATAAACAAGAGAATGAAAGGCGTGAAGCCATTCAGTGCGATTGGTTCGGAGAATGTTATCACATTTGCGTGGGGCAGTTATTTGGTGCTGACAAGTTTGGAAAATTACAACACGGTGAACGGTTCGCAATGGGATTATATCTTAGTTGATGAAACCAGAGATATCCGGAATTTCGAGCAGGCCTTGGGCAAGTTGCGAGCAAGGGCAAGGGGCGAACTATTCAAACAAACCGGACGTATTCATAAGATAATCACGGCCACAACGCCACCGGATAATGTCAAGCATTATCTGGAATTGAAAGAGAAATCCGATACGCCCGACACCAACATCAAAATAATTCAGGCCGAATCCTACATCAATCGGCACAACTTACCGCCCGGATATATTGAGCAGTTAGAGGCTACGCTCGACCCGCAAACATTCAAGCGTGAAGTGCTGGCTCACCTCATAACGGCACAATCCAGCATCTACGCATACGCATTTGAGCGCAAAGTTCATGTCGGAAAGGTTCAGGAAGACCCGAACCTGCCTATTTACATTTCATTCGACTTTAATGTTAGCCCGATGACCTGCGTCTATGCCCAGCACACTCCCGACCGGAAGCGAATCAGGATAATCGGTGAGGAGCGAATAATTAACAGCGATGTTACCGAACTATGCCAGCGTATTTCGGCCAAATATCCGAATCCACACCGATTGATTTTGACTGGTGATGCATCCGGGCGGAACAGGACAACAATATCAAAAGGATTGAGCAACTGGAAAATAATCCGTGGCGAACTCAAAGTATCTGATTCCCAAATACGCCTGTTATCGGCAAACCCACTAAGTACCGATTACATCGTTTTGCTCAACTCGATGCTGGCAAAACACGGGAATATCGTCATATCCGACACCTGCAAGTATTTGATTCAGGATATGGAACTGATGCAACGCAACGATGATTCCGGCAAAAAAGCACCGGACGCAATGACCGGACACCTATTCGACTGCCTCGAATACTACCTTTGGACATTTCACCGCCAGTTTTTGGATAGGTTCGCAAAATCGGGTAACTTTGCTTCGATATGACAGCAACCAAAGTATTTTTCGACACGGAGTTCACGGGACTTCACCAAAACACCACATTGATTTCAATCGGATTTATTTCTGAATGTGGCAAAACATTCTATGCAGAATTGACCGATTACGACGAAAGTCAGGTTGATGATTGGCTTCGAGAAAATGTGATTGCAAAACTTGGCAAAATACCAGATGGTTTATCAACAGATGGTCTAGGCAATACAACATTCAATGGGTCTAAATTAATCTTAAAGACAATACTAAAAAACTGGATTTCTCAATTCCAAAAAGTAGAAATCTGGTCTGATTGTCTAAGTTACGATTGGGTTTTATTCAATTCAATTTTCGGAACTGCATTTCATATTCCAAAAAATGTGTACTATATCCCATTTGATATTTGCACACTATTCAAAATTAAAGGAATTGACCCGGATATTAGCCGAGAGTCATTTGCCCATGATGTCTATGGGGATGCAAAACACAATGCCCTGTGGGATGCCCGTGTAATTAAGATGTGCTACGATAAATTAATCACCATATGACAGCAACCATACCTATTTACACCGACACCAACGGAATTGAATGGCGTACATTCGAATCGTGGCTTGATATTCCGGCTATGCGTGTGATGCCAGCCGATTTGGCCGTCCGCAGAGCATCAATGGGATTGAATCCAGAGCGACTGGTAAAGGCTTTTGAAGAAATCAAAGCAGACCTAAATGCAGGTAAAATCGTGGATGGCTTTGCGAAGTTTGACCAACTGGAAAAGCGGATTAATGACATACCAGATGAATCGCTTTTGCAAGAATTGGCGTGTGTTTTTATTCTGCATCCAGACGAAAATCCGGACGAATACGAGACCAGAATGCAACGAAAAAAACTGGAACTTTGGAAGCAGGACGAAGATGCCCGGTTTTTTTTTATCTGCAAAGCAGTGAACTATATCACAACCTTATCGGGTATCTCCGAAGAGTTTATCCGTATGCGTATCCTACACAGGAATTTGATGGAGTTAAACGACCAGACAGGGAGTATCTTTCCCTTGGCAGAAACTGGGCTGATGAGTTCATCGGATATATGACCGAAATAAATGTACTGCATCGCATGGTATGCAATGGGGTGTTGTCGGAAATCAAAACACTCGAACGAATGAAGATTGACGAGTACGCATCAACATTAAACGCTTGGAAGTACGAACTGCATCTGAAACAGGATAAACTATCAAAACAATGAGCATACTAATATTCTTAATCGGTGTAATCTGCGGAATAGCCATAACAGCATTCACTTATGGAGAGCATAAATAGGCGTTACCGTCGTGGCCTGATTCGGGCGTTGATTGACGAAACCGGAAAGGTTGTGGGTCACCAGAAAAAGACGAAGCGTGGGAAGTGGGTGCAGGTGAAACTTAATATCGGGAAGTCCGTATAAGGTTGAAACTTTAACATCAAAAGAATGAAAGAATTAATCAAAGAACTAAATTCAAACAGAATTGTTTGGGTTACACCTGAAAACGAAAAAATTCTGGCTGACGGGCAATTAAATGAAATATTTAAATTGCTAAAAGGAATTGCAAGTAAGCACAAAAATGAAAACTTTGGAATGATGCCAAAATTGCAAAATATAAAACTATCAACAAAAGAAGTTGTTGAGGCGGTTGCTTGTGCAAATTTCAAAATTGGCAATGTTGAACTTATGGGTATATTCCTGTACGACAACACAGAGATAAAGTACGAGAAGGTAAGGGGCATATTAAACAAACACCTAAATGTACTTACATTGAACTAATATTGACCAATAAACACACACAGCATCCATAATCATTGTATTGTGGGTGCTGTTTTCGTTTAATCCATTTTTTTCGTACCTTTGCCTTGTCCTCCCCGGACTTAGGCGTTCCCTGCCATATTGGGTCAAATTAATCGAAACCGTATGGCTCAAAATATAATTTTTTCACTAAAAGCCGATACTTCCGGAATTAAAGCCGGGATGACCGAAGCGCAAAATGCTACCAAAGGCGTAAGTAAACAAGTATCGGTTTTAGATTCTCAATTTGCAAAACTGGGAGGACTTGTTGGCGGTGCATTTGCAGTCAGTTCGGTTATTGAGTTTGGCAAGGCCGTTGCAAAAGTATCAGCAGAGGTTCAATCTTTACAAACTCGATTAAACTCAATATCAGGGTCAGAGGGTGCAGGATTGCGGGCAATGGAAGACCTATCCAGAATGGCCGATAAGTTGGGTCTGAATTTTATGGACTTGACTAATTCTTATGTTCAGTTCGTAGGTGCATCAAAAGCATCTGGAATGGAGGTAAAAAAGGCCGAACAGATATTCAAATCTATGTCGGTTGCTATTGCTGGAAGTGGTGCAAATGCTGAAAGCGCAAAGCGAGCCATGACTGCATTGACCCAGATGATTGGTAAAGGTACTATAAGTGCCGAGGAATTGCGTGGGCAGTTGGGCGAAGCCATTCCATCCGCTATGAGTATTATGGCAAAGTCAATGGGGGTTAGCGTGAAGGAGTTGGGCAAAATGATGGAGAAAGGGCAGTTGTTATCAAATGAAGTCCTTCCGAAATTTGCCAAAGAAATGGAGAATGCTTTTGGTGCAGACGCTCAAAAGTTGTCGCAGGGTTTACAGGCTAATATAAACAGGCTTTCGAACGAGTGGACTAAGTTCATGGGCGAGGTTGGAAAGTCTTCAATCGTTTCAGGTGCTGTTGATGTACTATCGGCAAGTGTTAAGGCGTTGGGAGTGGCTTGGGCTACGGTTACATTTAATGTGTCTGAATACCTTGCAAAAAAAGACAGGCAGGAAAAATTAGATAAAGCAGACGAAGCCAGCCGGAATGTAATTAAACAGATTAACAATGAGATATCAAGTTACGGTGATGCTGAACTTGCACTCGAACAATTAACGCTGAAATACAACAATCTTTCAGACGAGGTTGATAATATGACTAAGCGTATTGAAGCAAATAGAAGCAGAAGACTTGGAGTTAAGGTTGATATTGAGGCAACCACTGCGGACTTTGTTCAGCAGGCCTACAACAAAACAAAGTATCTCGAATTGCTTGGTCAAGAGTTAGATTATCTGCGCCAATCTTCTAAGGAAAGCGGTGCGGTTACAGCAATGACCAAGGAACAGGCTAAGGCGATTGAAAAAGAAAAAAAGGAAAGAGAAAAGATACTTGAATTGCAAATGAAGCGATTGAGGTTTGAGGGCGAAGATACTGAACCTGGAAGAGAGCAGGATATATTTGCTATTTCTGAAAAAGCATTCATTGAGCAATTCAATAAATGGGAATTGGATTCAACCAAGAGACTTATTGATGAAAAACTAAAAGAGCAAAACAAAGAATATAGAGAACTCGAAAGGCTTCGAAATCGTGACGAAATAAATCAACAAGAGTACCTAAACAGAAGACTTTTGTTAGATAAAAAATATGCAAAAGAATCAGCAGATACAGAGGATGAGTTATTTAGATTGCTAAAAGAAAAAAGGCAAAAAGAAATAGATGACGAAATAAAATTAAAACAAGACCAGAAGGCAATGGCTGTTGATTTAGCCGGACAGACTGCTTCCGGTATTGCCGATATCGTTGTGGCTCAAAAGCAAAATGAACTAAACAGCCAGCAAGCATTAGTTGAGGAGCAAAGGCAGAAAGGATTAATATCAGAAGAACAATATCAGAGCCAAGTGCGGGCGATTAAACGCAAGCAGATGATGATGGATAAAATCGCAGCCATCAGCCAGATTGCAATAAATACGGCCATCGCTTTGACTAATCCAACTAACATTGCTTCATTCGGTGCAATATCCCCATTTATTATCGCCTCCGGTGCTGTTTCCGCTGGCTTAGTCCTTGCCCAACCAGTACCATACAACAAAGGAACTAAGCGTGTACCAATGATGCGTGGGGCGATTCGTGGCAAGGATAGCGTTCACGCTATATTGACACCGGATGAGCGAGTTGTTCCGGCTGATATTAACACACAGCCCGGATATTCGGCTTTGTTGGATTTGGCGCAGGACAGAAAGATAAGCGACAAAGAGGCCGGATTCATTGCCGAGATGGCTATGGGTGGTCGTGTATCATCGGCACAGGCTCAAATTGACCCGGATGTGATTGGTAAGGCCATTGCCAAGTACATACCGCATACATCGGTACGCATCAACGAAAGAGGCATTGCGGTAATTACGGAACAAAGCAAAAGCGAAGTCAGGCGTTTAAGAACAAGGATAGGATAGTATGCTAACGGTTAAACTAAACGGTACGCCTATTCAGGGCAGGATTGAAGGCTTGGAGAACTTCACGGTTACTTATGACCGTGATTCGGAAACAGGACGCACGCAGAAAGCCTATACGAATGAGTTAGAGTTTTATGACGATGGCTTCGATATAATCTATCCTTTACTCGTTGCAAGCCCGACCGGACTAAGTACCTCAATCAATGTCGAGATATGGGATGATTGTTGCAACAGCCCGATTTATCGCAACCTAATTATCCGAGGTGATATGGTTGATTACTGCCAAAACGATTGTTTCGTAAAGGCCAGATTGACGAGGGAAGACCCGGATGAGTTGATTTATCGCTGTCTTAATAAGTACGAGATTAGTTCAAATCGCAACGGTTATTTCAACACGCCTCCAAGCGGTCAGCCAAAGTTTCCACTTGTTGCATACTGCAATGAGTTAAGACCAAACTGGCTGATGTGGGTGCTGATTATTCTTGCCCTGTTTTTTGGGTCAGCATACAAAAGTATTTTCCCGATATTATTCGGACTGCTTTCACTCGTTAGTCTTTTCTTGTTGGGTATATGTTTTAGTTTAAGACGGATTGAAAACTTACTAAACTCATTCGTTCCGGGAAATCCTGTAAATATAACACCTCCTCTTTGCGACCAAATACTACAAGACCCAACCTACCTACTCGATGAATTAAAGGAAATTTACGACCTGCTAATCCAAAACTTCATCGGATGCGGTCGAAAACATCCAACACCATTATACCGCCAATATGTCGAAAACGCTTGCCAGATATGCGGTATAAATCAGTTCAATTCATCAATCCTAAACGACCCGAATAGCGAGTATTACAATGCACTATATTTCAATGCTCCGGCCGATGCGGGTGACAGACAGGCCATAGGCTATATCAGTGAAAACAGACCAACTGCAACGATGTCAGCGTGGCTGGACACTATTTCAAAGGACTTCAATGCTCGTTGGTGGATAGACAATGGGCAGTTATACTTTGAACGCAAGGATTATTTGCTGAACCAGCCGTCCATTTACGATGCGGTTGTGAATCAGGAAACAGGCGATATTATTGACGGTATTTGTTTCTCGTACAATGACGGCAAACTATTCGCCTCAATCAAAGTAGAGGCAACTATGGACGCACTGGACGATGTAGGCAACGAGGACAGAAATAGATACACCGTTTATTTCGATTACGGCTCAAATCCAAACTGGGAAAACGCAAATAAAAAGCAGTTATCCTACGCTCCGGCACGATTTAGAAATGATGGCGTTGAGTTTGATGTGTTGTCATATTTTGGCAATTCAAAATTTGTCAACTTCTTATTTGGCGGACAACTTACCGGAACAGATGAGTATCTGCTTATGGCGAAAGGCACTGCATCCAGCCCTAAAATGCTTATTTGGGATGGTCAATCCTATACGACTGCAATAGTTCGCAAGTACAACGGTGTTCAGAATATGCCTGCAATGGTTAATTCAGGGCAGTCTGATTTGTACGATAAGTTCCACCGAATTGACGACCCCAATATCAATCCATTCCGTTTCTGGGATGCTAATCTAACCGTTCGTATGTCGTGCCAGTTAGCACAGGTATTGAATGTGAATCGTACCATTAAGATGCGGACACCATACGGAGCGGTGGTAAACGCTCGAATCAAAAACATTACGGCTGACTTCGGAAGTCGTGAAATCAGATTTCAAACAGAATTTTAAATATGGCAAACAATAATACCATAACCGTTGGCGTTGACCGGAACTGGAATGTAAACTTCGGGCAGTTGTGCGATGGTGATACCGTTGTACTAAGGTTGTGCAACTATGACGGAGGCAGTCATACAGGTACGATACGAGTATGTGGATGCGAGGCGTTTACATTCAGTACGACTTCATTTACATTGAACGCTTGTGAGTGTACCAACATAACGCTAACATTTAACGGCAATGGATATCCGGCAAATGGCAGTTGTTTTATTGAGGTCGATTTTAACAACCGCAAATCCTCAATCAATCTAAGTTGGCAAGAGGTGTATTGTGCGTTGGGTGTACGGTCTTGGTCATTATCGGATAGTAATAATTTGATTCCGATTAACGAAAGCAACTTCAATGCCGATTGCGATATATTCACATCTGGGGCAATGGGTGAGGCTAAGATAATTACTCGCTCATTAACCGTTACACAGCCATTAGTTGCCGGAGATGTGTTGTACTTGTCGCAGTGGCTATTTGCACAAGTACCGGAATGGAATCTGAATACCTATCCCATTGCAGGCTGGAAATATCGGGTGTGCTTAATATCGGAAGGGCGTGAAGAGCCAAGCGTTGACGGAACATTCAATATGGAGTGGTATGGTGAACAGCCGTCGGAAGAAATCAGCCAGACCACCCCATTTGTTCAGTGTACGATTGCGAATAACGGTACTACGGTTGATTATACTATTCAGTTTAATCTACCACAGGACACGGTACGCAAGCCGGAAAATAACGCCTATGACAATCACAGGCAGTTGCTGGCCAATACGGTTCAGAATGGATTAGAGTTAAACAATAGTGCCGATAACAGCATTTACCGGAACTATAAATATATGTCGTGGGCGTTCGTGCTGTACCGGAGCGTGGGCAATGTGTATCAGGATGATTTATTTTCGATTAAGGGTACATTGCCGTTCTATGCTGAATCAGTCACTGGTAATGCGTGCGTATTTGGAACACCTGTATTGACACTAACAACGCCAACAGGACAGCCAACGCAATACCTTAGTACGGTTCGTTCAACTAAATTTCGGGTTGATTTTCAATTTTTCAGTTCAAGCATAGTCGGCACACCACCGGACGATATGTGGGTCTATCTGATTCGCAACGATTCGAAAAATAACCAGTTAGACCTGTACGAGAATTACGAGTACGAGCAGGCCGATTTGACAAATGGCGTTGGCTCGACTAATATCTTTCCCGTTACGCCACCGACTAACATAAGCGGTAATGACTTTTATGCCGAGTTTGGTATTGCCCCACTGCACACGAATCTAACAGGTGTCGAGGATATCAGCAACAATTACCGCCTAATCTTTGTCGTACACAGCACGATTGATATGGCCTGCCGTACGAATGTAAGCGAGCCGATTCAGTTGATTAACTACGATGACGAACATATGACCATTCCGGGCGGTTCGGTTGTGTGGAGAACAATCGAGCAGGAGTATTTGCCGACTCAAAATGTGCTGACCGATATAGCCGTGAATATGAATCTGGACACGGTTTTACGGGTCAATTTGCCACTATCAGATGCGGAAGTTCAGGCTAAATCGGGCGGGTTAATTCAAACCGCATCCGAAGCGTTCAAAGGTGCTGAATTACGCATTTACGAGCAGTCGCCTTTGACCGGAACAACCTTATTGAATGTCGAGTATTTCAATGCGGAATCACAGCGTATTTGTGACGGCAATACCGATACCGGAGGCGTTGTAAATCGTTCGGTTGGCAACAATATCGAACTGGTTTATCCATTCACGATTCCGGATAATGTTTACCGGAAAATCGGTCGTGAAGCGTTGTATCAGTCGGATGCGAGCCAGCCGAACGATTGGAGCACGCTTAGTTTGGCTTCATTGTCTTGCGTTCAAAATCGGCAAAGTGAGCAGTGCGATGTGTTGTATGCGTTGCCGAGCATATCACCAGTTTTGAACCCGAATTATATGGTTTATGTTCCAGATACGAATGAGGTATGGGTGGCAGGAGAGGACGCAAATCCGGGAGATGGTGCGATTTATGCGATTGACCTATCAAACAATCTTTCAGTCAGTCAAATAGTAACGATTGGAAGCGATGTGCCAAGCGGTATGCTATATGTTCCCGGTGTAGGGGTTTTGGCAAGTTTCCCAAGTGGTTCAATTAGGTTTTATATACCTACATCCAGAGCCACTATAACAACACTACCTGTTGGCTTAGGTTCAATCGGAATGATTTATTTGGCTCAATATAATGAAGTTTGGGTTGCGTGCAATGTTTCAAGTGAAGTGTACAGAATTAATCCAGCCACTCAAACGGTTATTGGTTCGCCTTTATCTGTTCCTGCTTCTGGTTGTATTGACTTAGCCTATGTAAATACACTTGACGAGGTTTGGGTTGCTTGCCAATCATCAAATGATGTTCAGCGAATAGACCGTTCCACATTCACGCTAACAGGCGCACCGATAGCTACAAGTTCGACAAATCCAAAACAAATACTTTATTCACAGGTTGGAAATGTTTGGGTGTCTTCCGATGATGATATTGATGTAATTGATATCACTACATTTGCGGTAATTCAGACAATAAACAATCCAAGTCAGTTGGGTTATGGGTTACTTGAAAATGCCGGAATAATTTATGCAAGCGATGCAGGTGCTAACCTAATCAGGCTGTACGATTCAACACTATTCACAGCATTAAGCACATACGCAACCGGAACTTCACCGAGGAATATCCTATTTGCTCCAAATGTTTTGCTTGTAGGAAATAAGACCACAGATGATGTCACTCCCTACCAACTCGACTGCAACGATTCGCTCCCACCGTTCACGATGGCAAATCGGGAAATCCTACTCGATTGGACGCTTCAATTCGACTTCTTCGACAATACCGAATACTACACCTACAAGCAGAAGTTGAGCCGACCAAGTCCAAGCCGTGTGGCTGACTTTATTAATGATTTCGTAGATATCATTATCGAAGAGTATCAGGAGGATGGCAATACGCAAATAATCAATAACATCTGCCCCACCACGAACACGGTTAACATACAGGCTAATCTGCAAAGCCCGAAACTACCTTTCAGCGTGGGTGTGGAATTGCAACCAATTCGTGGCGGTGTATTCAGTTCCGAAACGCCTGCATCACCTATCACGATTCCGGCTGATTCGCCCTATATCACCAACCTCACACCAGCCACATTCGGCTCAACCAGTACGATATCATTCGATTTGAATGTACCAGCGTTACCGATAGTTGGTGACTATGAAATAAACTTACACTTTTTACTAAAATAATTATGGGAGTAATTGAATGGATTGACATCGGAACGCCTATCGGGTCAGGAACAGCCGTTGGCGTTGGTGACTTAATAACCAATGTAAATCAAACAGCGTGCGATGTGT